CTCTGCGGTGGCCATCCCCATGCCACGCATTAGCGTGGAGGAGGATGAGTCCACCTATCAGAGTGCTGACGGGCTCGTGCAGCTTCAAGCTTCCCATGATATTGGGAAGAGAATGCGGCACGTGCTCCGGATCAACCATGCAAAGCTCACGTCCGACCCGTTTCGTCCGTCGGAGAATGTCAAAGTTTCGATGAGTAACTACATCGTCTTTGACCTTCCACCGGCGGGCTACACGTCTGTCGAGGCGCTCGCTGTCTACACGGGCTTCAAAACCCTGTTTTCAGCGTCGAGCGATGCACTCATCACCAAGCTTCTTGGTGGCGAGTCGTAACGGTCATGATGCCTCACCTATCAATACCGGTGAAGGCTCATGGTACCACTAGCGGAGATGACAAGAATGTTGATGCAGACCTTCATATCAAGGTGAGCTTTAGGGCTCTCCTGATATTGGGTCTGATTTTCAACCTCGTGTCAGTTCCTATGTTGAACTTCCTAACGCGACTATTTCTTTAGTGGCGTCCTGGGAGCCCGACATAGTGTCCCAAGTGGTTATGCCGATTGTTGGCATCCGTGCATGGTGGAGGAAGCGAAGCCGGATGAGGGTTCAAGAGAGCAAGTCCTAGAGATAGGACGAGCCTCTCCTCACCGACGGTTCGGTTGATAAAGCCGAGCTTCTTCCTTCTGCGAGTGCGATAGGCTAAGGATTGATTACCTCTATAAGGAGGGTCAATGAAAAGCCTAATGTCACTCTGGTCCAGTGTAGCTGAGGAATCGGCTACACGATGTCGCACTAGCGCCACTCTTGACATTAATACCGTCAAGAGGCGAGTCAAACATGAGGGGTTATCGTTTCTCACGATAACCCTGCCTGACCTTGGAAAAGCCACCCAAAAGTGGATTGACCAAGGCTGGGCCGGGACACATCCTTCTTTTGAGAAGGATGGGAGTCTCCCCCGATTTCTCGGAGGTTATCTCTCCCGTGTGTTTGACCGGAATAGTGGCACGTTACTTGACGAGCCATGCATCGATTCAATTATTGCCATTCGTCAACTTACGTTGATGTTTGGCAAATTGCTCTTTCCTTGCTCCCCAGCAAGGGAAAGGGCAGCGATGCGCAACTATGTCAAGTGTGAGCAGGATGTCCGCCAGGTTGACAAGGACCTCACCCAGGAAGATTTGGATGAGTTCCGTTCTATGTCTGACCTGCTGTTTCGTGAATTGTTCACCCGTATGGACTATGATGTCTATTACGGGAGAATGCTTCCGAAACATGGCCCTGGATCCGTTGCCGATGGTCTTACCAGTAATGGTAAGTATCGACTCCGGACCTGGACCCGGCGACTCGAAGAGGTCTTTCCCTCTTACGAGTACCTCATACCTAATCTCCACTTTCGAGCGGAGTTAGATGAGGTGTCCATCCTCGAACCCGACGCTGAGCTACCTGTGAAGATAGTCTCAGTGCCTAAAACGTTGAAAACACCCAGGATAATTGCGGTGGAACCTGCGTGCATGCAATTCGCACAGCAGGCTCTCCTACGCTGTTTCCTAGGCGCCTATGACAGGG